ACTGTTCAATAAAAGCATTACCAGTTATGGTTACTCCTTTAGGACTTGTTGAGTTATCTATTACAACAGAGGTTAAATCAAAATCCCAATCAAAACCATTGGAGTTGTAGTTGCTAAAATCGGTTAACTCAGGATCCCTTGTTTTAGTTATATTTCCAGTTGCCGTACCTGTTAAAGATAAAGCGGCTACAAAGAAACTAGATGTTTCAACAGGGAAACCAAGCGCTTGGTAAGTTTTAGTTATATTTGAAGATGTTATTGTAAAATCACCACCATGTGCACTTTCTGCATTTAAAGTTAGCACCACGTCAGCGTATTGACTAATCGTGAAAGGGTTTTGAACCACTGGAGGTGTTGCTGTATTGTATATGTTACCTATGAGCGGGATAGCCAACGATAAGGTTGGAGGGATAGATGCTATTGTAAAGACGTAATTTTTAGTTGTAGATGTATCGTAAAAAGGAACAGTGATAATATACACTCCATTAGAAGGGATTGTAAGTGTTATGCTTGACGCACTACTAAAAGCAGAACCAGCCCAATACGTGTCAGCGGTAGAATCTATTTTTAGCTTAAAGCTAAATGTTGCACCTGCCTTACCGTAAATAGCTATATCTTTAGTTGACGCGAATCTTGATGCTGTTGGAGATCCAGCTACTCTGTATCCTGTTATCTCATTGCTTTGAGCTACATCGGTAGCAGTTGATTTAGCGTTGAATATTATAACGTCTCCAGTTGTTTCTTGAGCTGGAAATGTATATTTTATAGTATATACTCTTTTAACCACGTCAGCTAGTACTTTACCGCCTGACCCTATAGTTATATTAGCGTTGTTAACATCTGTGTCTTGGAAAGTTATTGTATAAAAACTCTCTGTGTTAGTGTCTTGAGATTCAATATAAAAACCAGGGGCTGCGGTGAATACAAAATTACTAGCTAAAGTAAATGTTTTTGTAGCTACCGTAGGGTTTGATAAGTATGCGGCTGGTATTCCTGTTTTACTAGCCAGTGGTTCAGCTGTTGCGTTACTAGAACCAGAGTAAGTATTTGCTACTGTTATATTACTATCTGTGTTGGTTTTTAACGACAAGTCATTAAGTAAATAATTCTTCAAAAGCCCGTCACCAGTTACGGCTAAAGCAATTGTTAAATTTCCCGCCGTCATGTTAACACCGTCAGTAAAGTTTATTGTTGCGACTACGTTAACTCCACTTTGTGCAAAAGTAACACTATCAACATAACTACCAGTTGAACTTACGCTTAAATCACCAGCGGTTAAAGTATTACCAGTGTTAGGTGTTATTGTTATTGTAGTTGTAGTTAAAGTGCTATGTATCTCTGTACCGGGTGTTACATCAAAAACAAACGCATCACTTGTTGTGTTTGCAACACCAGTTAAACTAAGTGTTACTGTTTTATCATCTGGACTGGTATCACCTGATATAGCTGTTAAATTACCAATACCTTGAACCGTGAATTCATGTGAGTCTAGGTTAGCTAAAGTAGTGGTATCGCCTTTAATGTAATTGTACCACCTACCTTCTTTCTCTATAAACTCACTAATCGCTCCGTTTTGTTCATCAGTTACAACACTTTCACAAAACCAACCCGGCGTGAATGTTTCGGTAGGACTAGCGTAACTGTTGCCAGCATCATAATCTTTAGTATATTTTCTTGACCTAGAGCCACTGTAGTTTATGGTTTGAAAACCCTTTATACTATCAGCCTGATCATTAACTAATAAAGTAACAGATGAATTATAGAATTTAGTTGTATCGTTTTCTGAAACAGACGTATCATAGAATCTATTTCTTTTAGTGTTTGTGTGTGACCAAATGTCACCATTCTTAATACTGTAATATACATTGTTTAAAGATACAGCCTCTTCTGGAACAAAAGATTTGAAACTAGTCCATCCACCGACTTTTTCATCAAAAGACAACGTGTTAGCACTTAGCGATAAGTTATATAAGCCTTTACTATCATCATAACTACCCTGTATTAAAGTAGAGGTTGGTAAGATGTCTTTAAAGAAATCTTTCATACCTACATCTGATATAGGTGTTAAACCATCTCTAGACAGTCTTAATATAGCCCCTCTATTTTTATCTGCAAAGTAAACTCTATAGGCATACGATGCAAATGATTCTGGATTTTTAGATATTCCGTATTCACCTATGAAAGGTATAGATTGACCTAACACTCTGTTTGTAGCGGTTAAATTTGGGTTCCCATCAGCATTATACAAAGCATCTTTGTTGGCTAGTATTTTTATAACCTTGTCTTCACAAAAAGTTATAAGATCAGTATTTCTAGCATGTAATTTTTGTATACTGCCGTAGTGTGGGTTTATATCCTTAGTTATTTGTTCTCCCTGTATAAATTGGTTAAATCTATTTATACCACTAGTTGAATTAAATATACCAGAGTATATTAATCCATTTTTCTTGTGGTCTTCTTTATATTGTTCTGCTAATACCGTAGACACTTTTACGCCTTTATCGATCTGAACAGCGTTATAATCGTCTCTCATTCTATTAGACTCTACACCGTTGCCAAATGAATAACAATTCTTAAAAGGAATAGTGTGTGTTGTACCGTGTTCAGATATAGGTAATGTGTTACCTGTTTCGTAATACAAATCTAAATCAACAGCTTCTTTAGGTTCTGTCTCCCATATAGCTGGGTTGTTAGAAGTTAGTAGTTCATTATCTCCATCAAGTACTTTTTCTAGTAGTTGAATTTCATCTACAGTAGTTCCCGTGCCAGAAGAATAAACAAATACGTCTTCGTAGGGCGTAAGATTTGTAGCATGCTCAAACGTTATCTTGTAGCTTCTTCTTTTGCTACTAGCTAATTTTTTTCTACCATTTCTTCTATACGTGTATGTGATTTCAGAACCAGTAACTTTGTATACTTCACCAATCGTACCATCTTCAGATTTAAATCTAAATAGAGTTCCAGCCTCTTTTATACCTTTTAAAAATGAATTTATACTATTTGATTTATCAAAATCTTTACTACCACTTTTAGGTGAAGCTGTCCAGTGAAAAGTAAAATAATCTCTACCATTAACTGGGTGACCGTTATTTGATTCGGCTACATCGTTGTGTTTTGACCTAGTGTCATACCACGAAGCGGCTTGTCTGCCGTCATTAGGTCCTGTATTGACAGCATTTCTATTTATAAACCTACTATTCGTTATACCATATTCGGCTTCAATGTCTGGATACGTTGCTATTATGTTAGTGTCAAAAGCAGAGTCTCTATTTATTTTAGCGAAAAATCTACCATAAAATTCTGGTTTGTTTGCAAACTTTTCTTCAAATAATATTATCTGGAAAGCTTGACCACCAGACGTTGTCAGTGTATCTAGGCTGGCTTCACCACTCTGCAACGGTTCATCTATTGTTACAGAATATATCTCATCATCACCTTGTTTGGTTCCAGTTGGACCACCACTAACTATATTGTATTTAGCTGTTTTTAATCCAGCAATGCTAAGTTGTATAAGTCCGTCAGAAGTAAAACCTTGTGAAAAACTTGGGCTATCAGCTGGGTCAGGTCCTAAGAATTTAAAGGTAGTAGAACCAATTTGTGGCCTACTAACCCCACTAGTTAGCGTCGTACCATCGGCGTTACCTATAGCTTTTTTAATCAGTTTTATAAAATCCGGTGGATCGTTAGATATATCTAAAACCTTATACCTTGCTTTAACACTAACAAAAGTGTCCGCATCATGTTGTTTTTTTAGTATAAGATAACTATCTTCTTGTATTTTGTTTCTTTCTGAAGAAGGGAAACTCAACCACACGTTACCGTCTTCTGCTAAATAATATCTATCCATAGATAGATTGTAGTACTCATTAGAAGTTTCTTTTATGTAATACTTAAAATGTGTCGCCCAGTCTGGCGCGGTGTTACTAAGTGTTAGTTGAATGCTGTTTACCGTATCAGAATACGACTTACTTGTTTGTTTAGAAGCTTTACTGCTTGTAAAAACCGGTGTCTGCCTGTTATAAGTGTCCACATAAACAACCCCAGCTTGATACGTTCTTAGTGACTTAATAGAAAGTTCAGGCTCTTTAACCGTTGTAATTGCGCTTTGCCCTATAGACATTGATATTTCAGGTGTATTAAAACTAGGTATATTGTAGTTCTGTAGATAATTAGCGTATATAAGCCTGTTAGCTGTCACCTCTTGAGCTTTTGCTCTTCTTGGAACGTTATCCCAGGGTCTCAACATTTGGTTAGCCTCTACAACTTTTCCTATTATCTCAGATTCTAAATCGTAAGATACATCATAAGTACCGTCTTGTTTTTCCTTTAAAGTGTCTACTACGTAGATCAAATTATTATTTGATTCTTTATATAATATATCAACCTCGTCTACATCAGCGGGTTTTGCATCTGTTATATTTATAGTTAACTGTCTAAGATTGTTAATCATACCTTCGTTGTACCCATCAGAGGATAAATACTCAAAAGTAGAAGGTTTAAACGCTAACTCACTAAATGGGGAGAATGTAGAATACTCACCACTAGTGTATTTCCACCTGTAACCAAATCTAACTAGTTTCTTTTCAAACAATAGACCTTCTTCACTAAGTAATACCTCCCATACTAAAGGAACGTAAACTATCTCTACAGGTATACTTTGTATTTTACACGTAGCAGTTTGGTTACCGCTAGATAAAGTTAGTACTCTTACTTTAATTTCATAATTAGTTAGCGATGCCCCATCTTCGTAGGTAGATGTTAATGTTAGTATATCCCCTACTTGAAAGTTAGGCGCTGGGGAAAAGTTAAGCGTTACATCTGTTCCAGATGCTTTTCCATTTCCATCCGCATCAGTGAACAGCGTAGCTACTGAATTGCTTAATAATACAAAGTCAGTGCCAGTCCCGTTACCACCTCTAGTCGATGTAGACATAGTAAGTGTTGGAGCTGTTAATGGTGCTTTTTTAGCAACCGTTATATCATGCTCTGCGAAATTAACACCGTGAAACGTTGTGTGGGTTGTGAAGTTTGTAGAGCATCCAGATTTGAATATCTCTATATCGATTTTTTTGGGTTCAGTAATATCATCAGTCCATAAGATCATACCATCAATAACATTAATACCCGTTATGATTTGATTTGATGTGAACTTTAATATACTCAAAGTATCTACTAGCACTGGGGATATTATCCCTTTTATATCGTCATATTCAGCGATACAGTCAGATTCATCTGATTTTATAAACCAATATATTTTATCACTCTCGTTATCTAGTACACTACCAATACAAACCGCATTAGTTAAACCAAAACTATGAGTGGACCAGTTAGCTGTTATAGCTTGGGTGTTAGTGTCATAAGTCTTACCTTTTATTCTAGTAGTTCCTCTAACATTTTGAATAGTACCAACGTTGTCACTTTCAGAAGTAGATATTTCTATGTTCTGTGCGTCTCTATATTCTCCATTAGGCACTAATCTATCGTCCAGGTCTTTATTCATCTTACCTGCTCGAAAGTGATGTTTTAACTCCGGCATATTTTAGTGTTTTATTACTTTAGATTTGTTCCTTAAAACTTGTGCAATCTCTGCAGATTTTATATTGCTTAATCTTAGTTTAGCTTTTCTTATTGCTGCAAATTTTTCTTTCTTAAATCTAGCCACTAGATATTCTGGTACCATAGTTCTAGATGCTAGAATAGCGTGTGCTGTGTATTTGTATATACCATCTTCAGCAAATTTATGTACAACCATATCTGCTGTAGTACCTAAACCGTCACTTATGTATTTTAAAGTTATTATTTTGTTACAAAGATCAGAGCTAAAATGTATGTATCCCTTTGCATTATCTATAAAGTATACTCCATTACCTTGTGCGTGTTCAGGTGATATACCGTATCTTCTTCCCTCACCAATATCAGCATTAAGAGGAGTATCTGTTTCGTTTATTGTTACTTGTGGCTCTGAGAATTTATCCCATGTTTCTGATTCTCCTGACGTTAATAAGTTGTCATCTCCAGAGAATATATAGTCATAGTTTTCATCTTGAAGCAAAGCATTAGGGTTGCTAGTGTCAGTAGTTTTATATATTATTCTTTCCACACCGGAAGTATCTACCCAGCTTAACTTAACATAGTTAACATAATCATGTGGTAGTTTCATTTTCAACGAAGGTGGTATCTCTATTTCTTGAGATTTATCCGAATTTAAAGTATCGTAGCTAAGCTCTTGTATTCCTCTTTGAATATGAAAAGCTACGTCGGTTCTTTTTATCTTAGGTATCAACTTATCCTCACCTACATAGTTTATTATAAAGTTGTTTACAATATCGTTTATTTTTATGTATTGGTAGTTGCCTAACTGTTCTTCAGATGTTATTTGCCTAAGAACAACCACTTCTCCAACTGTTCTACCTGACGAAAAGGTCACAACGTTGTTAGAGTAGGAGTATAAATCACTACTTACTTGTACATCATCAATAAAAATACTAAAATCAACCTCATTTGCCGGTGCAGGTGAAAAAGCGTATGTAAACGCTGTTTGATTAGCGGTGGCAACCAGTGATTGACTATTATCGTAATACTGTCTTTGTGTTCCTGTTAATAATGGCATGTTATATTATTTTTCTTGTTGTACATTCTGCGCTTCCTCTTGTGCAGCTATTGGGTAAAGTTGAGGGTCTTTTATTGTTATACCAGCTAGCTCTAATACTTTTATAACTAATTCAGATTCTTCAGAATCGTGTAGTTGAAAGTTTGTAGAAGCATTTGCGTTGTATAAAGATTCCCCTAAAACTACCGTAGCAGACCAGTTGACAGAAGAAGGTCTTGATATATAGTTACACACAACTCCGGAAGTTATAGTCGGATATGTCTGTATTGCTGTTCCACTTGTTTGTACATAAACGGGCATTTCCGAATTTGGACTGGTTAGTGGTGAGTTTTGTATATGGTGTATCTCGTTTTGATTGATTTTCTCAATCTCAACATACCTACTTAATGATGGGCAATTATAATATAGTTCACCCATTCTATAGTAACCAGACGGGAAAGAACCTGTGCCTGTGCCACTCATTGTTATAGCTGTTCTATAGTTTTCGAATATATCTATCTTTTCTTTTATTATATCAACCATATCAGCATACGTGGAATCGTTTCCAGGCATCTTTAAAAATTGATCTAAATCATAAAAATATTGCTCGAATATGTCCATTTGAGCTTGGTTAGCAAATAGGTTATACTCCTGTGGAGTTATAAATCCTCTCTGTTCTTTGTTAGCTATTGCTAAAACTCTTTGATAAACTGTGTCTATATTAACTGCCATATTATTTTTTATTTATAGTAAGCAACCACCCCGAGAGATGGTTACCTCTATAAGTGATTATTTATTTTAATCTTTTTTCTAAGTTATCATAAACTTCCAAACCTTCATCAGTTTGAAACCACGCAGCTAACGCTGTGTAAGGATGCTCGTCGAAAGGAACTGTCATAAGTTTTCTACCGTTACTAGCCCATGTAAACTGTCTGTTGTCAGGGGATAGCTTAATTAAGTTAGCTTCTGTTGCTTTTATTCCGAAGTTTCTTAATTGAACGTTGTCATCTTTGACTAGGTCTAGAAATAATGTGGGATTATTCTTAGCGAATAATAACAAGTCTCTTTTTATTTCTTTAGAGCTCATACTGGAAACTTTACTTCCAATTTCCACTCTTAATATACCTTCCATGATGTCAATTTCTAGGTCTTTAGCTGTAGTTAAAGCTTCAATCTCTTGCTCCATATATTCTAAATCATATGTAGCAACCTCAACTTCATCATGCTCTTGATATATAACACCTTTTAATGGGTGGAATATCGATAACATTTTCTGTAAAGATTGAAATCTTTTTGGAACTGCTAAAGCTCCATCTCTAAAAACTATTCGCCCTAGAGTTGCATTACCTTTTTGCTCATCGGCTAAAGGTGATGGTTGATTTGTTGCGAGTCTTAATTCTCTTTGATAACCTTTTACCGGATCAAACCATAACAATGGTTTTCTTTGAGTATGTTTGGACGGTAAAGAGAATACTAAAGGTTGTTCTCTTGTTGTTAGATAGTAAACTCTATCTTTCATTTCCCAAGCGGTACCTTCTGGTACACCTGGAATTATTGTTTTTGTTGTCATAATATAATATAATTAAAAAGTTTATAAAAGTAATAATTACCCCCGTCAGTACAACGAGGGTAAGAATTACATTACTATTGATTATCCTTGGACACCATCAGTAGATTTTAACAATACAAAGTTGTTAGCTGCTTGAACACATAAACATCTCTCAGATAAGAAATGAACGTTCATCGCGTCTTCGTCACTTGTATAGTTTCCACCTACAGATCCTGTAATCCAAGATTTCATTCTTCTATCGTCAGCTTCAGAAGCTCTGTATCTAACGTGTAAGAATGGTCTTTGGATATTTTTACCCATTACCTGATCGTAAACTGTTGAAGTTCCAGCAGGAACGATAACACCTTCAATATCAGATACTAGTCCCCTAGTTGTAGAATCATTTAAGTATTTCCAGTCAGTTTTGTAGAAGTCATAAGAACCTCTTCTGAAACCAGAAAATCCTAAATTTAAGGCCATTTCCTCAGAGTTGTTAAATACTCCAAAAGAAGAACCACCTGCACCATAAGAATTTTGAGCAGCAAGCATGTTGTCAATAGATAGAGATGTTGCTCTGTCTAAGAAAAGCATGTTTTCCTCAATAGATCCTTGTTTGTCAAGTTCTTGTAAGATAGCATCAAATTCAGCTAAACCTACGTGGATACCACCTGAAACACCATCATCAAAATCAGCATTGTTATATACTAATCCTCTTGAAGAGATTGCAGCGAATAAACCTTCAGATCCAGAAATACCTGTTGCAGAAATTGCAGATGCCGCAGCAACTTTTTCCGCTTCAATCATAGCCATTTCTAATTGATCTTCGAATCTAATCCTTGCTTCGTGCTCAGATTTTAGATACCATAAGTATCCAGATGTACCAGCTTCAGTAGCAACTTCAACCCAACCGATCTGAGCAGTGTCAGAACCGTTAACGCTATACTTGTCTCTTAGAATAATTGGCTTATTCGAGAAAGAAGTGAAAGTTGCATCTTTTTTGTTTCCAGCTCCAGAAGAACCTTTAGCATACTCAGAACCATATACAAATACTTTAACAGCAGCAACTCCATCAGCACCGATACTTGATATATCAGCAACCGTGTAAGGTTGAGCAGTAATTGTAGTTGTACTAGGTACAGCAGATACGTAACATTTTAATGTTGCACCACCTTTGCTTGCGATAATAGTATCGCCAATGCTTAAAAGGTGAGCAGCAGAAAAAGTTAATAAATTTGCAGAAACATCAGTACCTACGACATCGTCGTATGCTACGTGAATTCTACCTTGTTCAGACCATACAACTTCGTCAGAAGCCATAGGCATTTCAGCGCCGACCATAGATAAGAAACCAGAAATAGTTCTGTTTCCATATCTTTCAACTTCTTTTTCATAAACTTCCGGTAGGAATTGTTTTGTGAAATTGAAATCGTTGCCTGCGATTGATAAATAATTTGAGCCAAACAATGTTTTATTTGGTCTCGGGGTTAGGTGCGCTAATGCGGCACCCGAGCTAGCTAATGCCATAATTTTTAATTTTTAAAGTTAGTTAAATTTATTTTCTTATCTTAACTTTGAAATCGGACACCGAGTCACCTGGTACAGCTTTTACGGACCAACCGGAAGTAGGAATCACATTTGACTGTGCTTGTCTAGGATCCATGTTGATATTTTTTGATTTAGCTATACTATCCTTGATAGCATCTGCTTTACCTTGTTCGTAAAAATGCTTGGCAACAGCATCAGGGTTGTTGGCGGTAAATAAAGACTTGTGATAACCTTCTGCGTCGTTCATAACATTGTTTTTATCAAGAAACTTCTTGACAAAGTTATTAAGATCGCTCTGTTGTGTCTTAACTTGTTCACCATCTTTAACATTAAACCTGAATTTCTTTTCTCCAACCTTATATTCAAAACCTTTGAACTGGTCGTTAAAGACTTTATTAGTCTTATTTAAAAAAGTGGTTTGTTGTTCCTCTGCTACTTTTGTTGATGTTTTAACTTCATCGTTGTAACGGTTGAAAAAATCTACAGCTTTCTTTTGATCAGGATCTAGTCTTGATCCAGCTTTGATCTCTTCGTAATATTTAGACTTTAACCCGTCTAGGTGGTTTTTAGCACTGGCAACTTGCTCTTTAAGTGCTAACTTTTTTCTTTTAATGTCTCTTTCGTCATCGACGTCCTCGTCGTAATCATAGCTGTCTTCTATTAAGAAATCAACCTCATCAGAGTCTAGATGACTTTTTGTTTGTTTGTAGTATTCTTTAAGTAAAGATTTATCGTCTTGTTTAGAGTAATCTTGATTTAACCTAACATACTCTTCTAGACTTCCACCAGTCTCATTCATAAAGTCTATAACTTTTTTTATGTTTTCTGGTAATGGTTCAGCCGTGTCTTGAGCTTCTTGTACAGCTTCTTCTACTTTTTCTTGTAGTTCTTCTGTTTGCTCTTCAACTTTTTCGTCTGTAATCTCTTCAACTACTGGTTGTTCTTCCGTAACCTCTTCAGCTACTGGTTCTTCAACTACTTCTTCAACCTTAGCAACTGGTTCTTCAACAACAGGTTCTTCAACCACTTCTTTTTGTTGAGATAAATCAATTTTAATTGCTTCTTCAGCTTCGTTATTAGCTAACTGTTTAGGTTTAGTAGGTTTAATTTTCATATCTCCACCCTCTTTAAGAGGAGCTTCGATCTTAGCATCTGTAATAGCTTCGCTACTTTTGATTGCCGCTTCTTGTTTTACAACAGGTTCTTGGACCGGTTCTTTTTTTTCTGCCATGATATAATATTATATAATTAGTGTTATGGGTTAAAATTCTATTCCACCTAAGTTGTCATTACCCACTGACTCAAATTTTTTAGGTGCTTTATTGTTACTTCTTTGATCTATTAATTCAGATTGTTGACTAGCTTGAATTCTAGTTCTTTCATCTTTTCTGTCTTCTTTGCCAGTTTCTTTGCTCTTATTTACATTAAGCTCCATGTTTTTGAGCTTCATGTTTATCATAAACTCATGATTCATAAGTTCTTTTTTGATTTGAGCTTCAGCCATCATTTTCTTTTGTTCTAGCATCATCTTAGCTTCTTCAAGCTGCATTGTACTTGCCATTAAAGCTTGATTCTTTTGTACTTCTGCCTCAGCAGCAACCTTCTGTGCTTGAGCGTTTGCGTTAGCTTGAGTCTCTATATTTTTTGTTTGTAGAAGTTCGTCTCTTTCTCTTTTCTTTTTCCTTCTAACTTTTAGCAACTGATTGGCTAGTTTAACATTTTTAATATCCCTTAAGTCAATCGCATCTTCTAAATCTATCATTTGTTGACCTAAAGCAACCTGTATGTTATTCTCTAACAATGTTTTTTCTTCTTCATCTGGTGAAACATCTAAGAATATACCGAAGTCATAAAGATGTAAAGAGCTTATATCTTCTAATGTGCCAACGTTGTGTCCACCTATTTTTTGTATAAAAGCTTCCTTTGTTGGGGAGTACTCTAATATATCAGATATTCTTAATGATATAGAATCAGCTACTTCAGCTGTAAGGTATAACCCAGAGTCTAATATATGTCTTGTGGCAGTGTTTGAATTTGCTGCTGCTAATTTTTGTACACCAACTAATGCCCTACTATCAGGTGTGCTACCGTCCCTAGCTTCGTTAAGCCCGGTTGTGTCACGTATCATCTGCATGTAATAGTTGTAGTTTTGAATCAGCACAGGTATTTTACCTCCACCAGATCCAGTTGTTATTTCTTGTATAGGTATTTTACCTGGGTTCATATCACCCTCTGATGTAAACGACCTACCTATAACAGAACCAGTTTGGAAATACATGTTTAAAGCTTCTTGTGGATTGTAATTAGTTCCGTTACCTAAATCTATTTCAGCTAATCCATCAGCATCTAAATAAATACCATCTGGTACCATCCTGTTTAGTACTTGCTGTAACTTTAAGTGAGTTATTTGAATCATATCGGCAAAACCAGTAATTCGTTTCACTAAAGACTCAATCTTTCCTTTGTACATTCTAGGAGCTACAATATTGTAGTTCATTTTAACCTTAGTGTAATCACTTTTAGGTCTCATCATATTTTTAGACATTTCCCACTTAAGTAATTTGTCTGTTCCTAATATCAATACACCTTCGTAAAGAACCTCAAGAGATCTTTCTATTTTACCATAATCACCAACCATATCATTTATTGGTGGATCAAAATTATCATCTCTTAATATAACCTTACTACCACCAGTCATAGTATCCTTAACCTTGTAGACCTCGTTCATATAGGTTTTGTAGTTAAAGTACAATATATCTATTGTATTTTTATCATTACTATTGTTTTGAGTGGACCCTCTAAATTGAGAAGTTTGATTTGGTTGTTTTATTATCTTATCAAGGTCTTCTTGAGTTAAACCAGGAAATTCCTTTTTTAATTCGTTTATAGGTATTGTCTTAACTTCACCAACATAATATAAATCTTCAAAATAAGGTGACTCTGTGTAAGAGTAAACTATATTAGCAGGATCTACGTATTCAACTTTTATACCTTCTGATGTAGTAAATTTATCTTTAACACAAGCTATACCTATAGTGGTTAGATCGTAGTAAAGTCTTTTTCTTGTTTCATTAAATTTATTACCAGCTAATATAACAGCTATAGCCTGTTCATTAGCAATTTCTACCTCTTGCTTGTAGCTAAGCTGCATGTGAAGGCTTAATTCTTCTTCGCTATCAGGTAAAGTTTCTGGTGCGTTTTCTTGCAAAGATATACCTAATGACTCTTGTGCAAAATCAATCAATTCTTTTGTTTCTATATCTCTAAGTATAGACTCCATGTATTGAGTTCTTTTACTCATTCCGTATGGATCTTGAGAGTAAGCTTTTATATCATACATCCTTTCAGACATACCATTAACCACTATATCTACAAATTTAGGTATAATAGGTACTGGTTTCCAGTCTAAATTAAGGTAAGATAGATCACCGTTTATAGATAATTCATCTTTATATTTTTGTATTGACTGCTCTCCTCTTGCGTAAAGTTTTAGTTTGTGAAACTCACTTTGGTTGTTATAAAATCTATTAGTTCCAGAATCACGTTGAAACCATTCTTGTTCAATCGCTTTAGCAACCTTTAACCCATAGTCAAGACCGACCTTCTCAGAGTCGCTTACGACTTGACTTGGGAAATAACCTTTTGTAATTGATTCTGCCATTTGTTTAATCTATTAATTTAGAGCGCACACCTTGGTTTTTATATTTAGATATACTTATATTTAGTTTTTCTCTTTTTATTTCTGCGTTAGGTCTGTAAAGATGCCTATTACAAGCCATTACCGCCAAACCAGAGCTTATTGCTGCATCAAATTTTGTTCTATTGTTTATGTCAAACTTAGCCCAATCCTGTAGTGTTTCTGAAAAATACATATCACCATGGGTATCATCTGATTTCATACCTACGTGATCTTGTATGTACATTTCAATTGCTGCGGCGTGAGCTTGCTTTATATCTTCGCTTGAGTTAGGAATTCCACCAACCTCTTTTTCTGCTACAGATAGTTTGTTCCATATCTTGTCCGGTCTATTCATTGAATAACCTCGATAACCACGTCTTCTCAAATAGTATAATAGACGGGGTTTATTGTTCTCTGCTAATATAGGCATCCCGTAAAATACTAAAGCCATTAGAACGTCCTCAAAGAATATCTCAGCCGTCTGTGGTCTAGCTACATACTCTAGGAAGAAGTGAGCTGGTGGACAGTCTTCCATGCTAAACTTAGTCAAACCGTGTAAAGCGCCTTTCGATCCTTTACCATCCACTGTTCCTGATATGTCATAACTATCACATCCAAAAGCACCCATATGTTCATTGCCTGGGTATTTTAAACCATTCTTAATAGTATGGTTATTTTGTTGGTGTATCTTAGGTGTCCAGCTAATTTTAAACCTTCCTTTATTATCAGGATAAAATATAACTTTTCCGTCCTTAACCCCATTAACCCATTGAAAATTACCTTGCGTTAGTGGCGCATTTAGCTCTTCGTTATAATCTATTTGCTCGTATATTTTAGCTAAATTAAATATACTGTTTTGTGTTTCATCTCTAAAAGCGTGCTCAGTAGTTCTTGGGAACTGTCTGTAAAACTCATTCAAAGCATCTCCATCACTTTTTAATCCGTCAGCTTCATTTTGCCAATGTTCTAGAATTCCTGTATCAATTACGTCATTGTAAGGTCCTTGAACCTCTTCCTTCGGCGTATCAAAGACAGGGTGTCCATAAGTATCAATGAATCCTTCGTAATTCCACTCCATAGGTATAAACAAAGAATATAATCCTGAGCTAGTCTGTCCATTTCTGTTTCTTTTTGTGACATCAGATCCATTAAATAGTTTTTTAAAGTTTGCTCCTCCTTTGTCTAAAGCGTTCGATGTTGATCCCATCATACACTTACCTATAATTCTACTACCTAATCGTAGTGTTGTTTTTGTAACTCTCCAGTTATTTAATATATTGTTAGGCCTCTCCCATTTACCACTTTCATCATGAGCTAATAGTTTCAGCTTCTCACCATCATAACTGTTGTCACCTGTATTTTTCCAATCTATAGTTGTATCTAAGCCATCTAACTCTTCGCCATCGCTTCCTTGTTCAATTTTCCTTCTAGTCAACTTAGATGCTGGCACTCTATACGCAAGCTCTGTTTTTGGCCTATCCATACCATCTTGGATTGGTTTGAAAAAAAACGGGTAATTAACTGATATTGGCACAACTTTGTCTGTGAACATCTTTTTAGCATCTGGTCCAGTTTTAGACAATATACCAAACCTAGAATCACTTGATATTGTTGCTTGATTAACAAGTTCGCCTGAAGCCATAAAAGAAAAACCAGATCTTCTATTTTTCAAGTAGCACATACCGTATGCTCTTTTATCAGCCTTACAAGCTTCCCAAAAAATATAGAACAATCTATTAGCTTCTCTGAAATCCGGTTGACCTACGTCAATCTTAGACCACTGTAAGTACATATAGTGTGTCCCTGTTATATATGTTGCTTTGCCTTTATTATAAAACCAAAAACCGTCATCTCTTTTTCTAAATTCATCCTCAATGTAATCTACATGCTTCTCTTTAAAGTCTTGCGGGTAGTCTTTCCAATCAAATATTGTCTTTATTCTTTGTAGTGGTTGAGGTTGTTCAGTTACCTCCCACGTGTCGTTATCAAATTTATGGACTTTATCTTCTTTTGGTAAAGCTATTGTTAGGTTTTGTATATTATATATCTCACCTATTTGACCAGTTTTTGATATTACAATTAAATCATGTTCTTTATTGTAACCGTATTCCCATTTTTTAGACTTATTAAGTCTCTTAATGGTGTTTATTTTTATAGGTTCTACAACCTCATACAACGTTTGGTTGTACATTATTTAGATCTTTTTTCTGCAAACCCTCCAAAAGCTTCTATTCTTTTCTCTTCCTTTGGTTTGTTATCTAACATATCTTGTTCGTCCTGAATTCTATTAAGAATTTCAAACGCATCAAAAATAGCTAGTTTTTTTGTAGCTGCCGCATTTTTTAATCTGTCTGCTGTAATATCTTCACCAGAATCAACTATAGCTTCTTTGGCAACTTTTATTAATTCCTCAACTGCTTTATGTCCAGCTAGGATTATATTCTTTTTCGTCTCCTTGATATTCATATTTGATTGTAATAAATTTAGATAAAACTCTATAAAGCCTTTCTTTTTCTATGATAAACTCATATTCACTGTTAGGTGTGAAACCTATTAGATCACCTTTTTTTAAACTTAGTTTTTTGTTTGTATACTTAACAATACCAACTAATGGTTTTTCTTTATCTTCAGCCCACATATCCTCTTTTGATACTATAGGTTTTACGAAGCAGTAATCTGGTAGCGAGAACCAACCATCTTTATTTTGATATAAATATATCTGGTCCATAGAAACAAAATACTTATCTTCTTTAAAGTAGCCTCTACTGTTTCTTTCAACACCCTGTTGGTCATGCCATCTTCTAAAAACATTATGATGTACTATAATTGTATCACCAGGTTTTATATCAGTTGGTATTATTTTAGGTGTTGAAACAACAACAGCTTCTCTATTAACGTATTGATGGTTGAATATCTCTGAGTTTAATATTAACTCTTTATCTCCAATTTTCTTAACGTTATTATATCTTGATCCTTTTGGTTTAACTACAAAGTCAAATAAACCCTGCATTAATATTCTAAATTATACTCCACGGCTATTGCCATGTTTTTATTGAAATCTTTCCAAGGTAGTACTTCTTTATTCTTCATGATATAAATACTGAACTTTTTATCTTCTTCAATTATATCACAAATAGTGTGGCCACCGTATACTTCCTGCCCCACTGCATAATGCATAGCTTCGTTTTTATAGTCTTTACCTATACTAATCTTTCTAATTAGATTCATTTTTGGGTATAGTTTTTAAGGACCCGTCTTGAATATTAACTGAAACATCACCATACTTTTCTTTAAGCAAAGAGTTGTTAGAGTTTAATTTATCTTGAGCAAAAAAGCACTGATCAACTAATGTTTTCTTTTGAACCTCAAGACTACCAATTTGCAGTTGAGCTTGATTGATAGCGTTTATTAATCCTTTTATTAATTTTAATTCCTCTTGAGTTACACTCTTAGGCTTTAGTTCTTTTAATTTTTTCATCTTTGATTTTATTTAATTTAATTGTTATGTTTTTACTAATTTTCTTTGTTCTTTTTTAGGTTCAGATATAAACCAATTTTTATAAACTTCTCTTTTTTTACAAATATATTCCATATACTTGTCTACTTTTTCTTTCCAATTTTTATCAACAACCGGGTTTATGATTCCAGATTTATAACTAGAGAATGTTCTATTAACATAATCCTTTATATTTGATTGATGAAAGTATAAAAAACTATTTATACAATAAAAAGACCCTCTTTGTATATTGTTCCAAACATCTACAGGTTCTATACTTTTACCTAAAACAGACGCGTATAAAGGACTCTCACTTATGTGGGTGGAATAAACACCTTTAGCCTTTTGCATATAATAATACATGTCTACATTTTTAGGAAGAATGTTTTCTTCACCAAAAAAGTCCTTTAACTCACCTATTATTTGATGGGTGGTTATTGGATGAGGTTTAAATAAGACGTTGTTACCGTGTTTATTAACAATATGTTTAAGTTTATTCAAGCAGACGTTTTCTCTTAGCTTGTTAGAACCAGGTAAAACTACTAAATAGTCTTTAGCTGGATACTTATCAATCTCTTCTTGTCTACCTTTGTATTTATTAGCATTATCACCAACAACATTTTTTACTAAGTAAGAGACGTAATCGACCCTGTCTTTTTGCTTAATGTTATCAGCCCACGCGTCCGCCATCTGTTCGTTACGCATCATAAAGTTTAGCGGTTGCATATAAAAGTTTCCCGCGTACTCGGTATAAGCTAGTGTTTTAAAGTAAGGCATTTCTTCGGCCACAACATCATAACTGTGTTCTAAACCTGCTTCCTGACATTTTCTTAGAACATAGCCTTCAACCTGTTCTAAATCGTATAATTTGTCATTCTTTTTTAGAGGACCTATTCTTTTCTCTAGCTCCTTTTTGTTAAACATTTCCATATAATTTGATTTGAATTCTTAATAGTATAATAGTTACACGCTTTTACACTTATCTACCTACCGTCACTAAAAGGCTTGTCACCTAGTTGACCTTGTTTACCACCGTCTTCATACCAAGACGTTATAGTGCTTGTGCTAGTGTTGTAAGTGGTAGTGTAAGATGTAGATGTGTTGAACGTCGTTGTTGTGTTTTTATTTGTTGAAAAAGTGGTAGTTGTATTTTTACTGGTGTTGTATGTTGTAGTCGTGTTGGTTAACGTGCTAGTGTTGTATGTCGTGGTCGTATTAGTTAATGTACTCGTATTGTAAGTTGTTAGCGTACTAGTTGACGTATTAAACGTTGTTGTTGTTAAAGTTGCTGTAGACGTATTAAACGTTGTCGTAGTATCTTTGCTAGTTGACCAAACGGTTGTAGTGTTTTTATTTGTTGAAACAGTTGTTGACGTACTAGTATTGTAAGTAGTTGTTGTACTAGTATTGTATGTTGTAGTTGTAGATTTAGACGTGTTAAACGTTGTGATAGTTGTTTTACTTGTTATTGTACTAGTATTGTAAGTAGTAGTGTAAACAGTGGTTGTGGTGTGAGCTGTATCTGTTGATGTATTATATGCTGTATTAAAAGTTGTTGTTGTACCCTTAGTGGTAATAGTACTCGTATTGTAAGTCGTTAATGTAGCTTTACTAGTTGACCAAGTCGTAGTGTATGACGTTGATGTTGTTGTGCTAGTATTGTATGTTGTAGTTGTACTAGTATTGTAAGCTGTTATGGTTATAGTGTTTGTTGATTGGCTTGTTGATCTATAAATTTGACCTGTAGACAACGTATTTTTAGAAGTCTCAAAAACTGTATTAGTTAATTTAGAAGTACCCCAAGTTGTAGTAGTATTCTTGCTTGTTATAGTACTAGTGTTATAAGTCGTTAACGTTGTTTTACTAGTATTAAACGTTGTAGTTGTGTTTTTGTTTGTGGAAATAACTGTATTAGTAGACTTAGTAGTTATTGTACTAGTGTTATACGTAGTCGTTGTACTCTTAGACGTGCTAGATGATTCGCTAGTTAATTTGCTTGTAGCAAATGTAGTTGTGTAAGCAGTTGAAGTGGCTTGACTAGTGTTAAATGTTGTTAATGTTGTTTTACTAGTATTGTAAGTTGTAGTCGTATTCTTTGTTGTTATTTGACTAGTATTAAACGTTGTAGTCGTATTTTTACTTGTATTAAACGTTGTAGTCGTATTCTTACTAGTACTAAACGTTGTAGTTGTGTTCTTACTAGTCACAATACTCGTCTGCCAAGTTGTTAACGTTGCTTTACTAGTGTTATACGTAGTCGTTGTATTTTTGGTAGTAACTGTCGATGTGTTGTAGGAAGTTAAAGTACTCTTACTTGTATTATATGTCGTTGTGGTATTTTTACTAGTTGACCAAGTTGTTGTCGTGTTTTTACTGGTTATGATACTCGTCTGCCAAGTTGTTAATGTTGTATGACTAGTATTATACGTTGTGGTAGTATCTTTAGTTGTTATAGTACTAGTATTATAAGAAGTTAAAGTGGTATGACTTGTGTTGTACGTCGTGGTAGTGTTCTTGCTAGTGTTCCAATACGAAGTATACGTAGTTGAAGTAGCTTTGCTAGTATTATAAGTTGTTAGTGTGGCTTTGCTAGTATTATAAGTTGTAGTGGTGTTTTTACTAGTATTCCAATACGATGTGTATGTTGTCGAAGTAGCTTT